CGTCGGTGGCGCAATTGGTGGCGCCGCGCAACGTCTATTTTCCCGAGTTACGGGCCTTGGCGACTACCAGGTCCGTACCAATTCGCTCATGGGCATGCACAACGGTGCCAAGGTCAGTAACATGATGTTCAATGATCTCGGTCAGTCAAGCATCCGTGTCCAGAAGCGCGAATTTCTTGGAACCATTGAATGTCCTGCCATCAGCAAGGAGTTCAATCAAGAGCGGTATCTCATCAACCCATGTGACGAGAACTCATTCCCATGGCTGAGCCACATTGCACCTCTCTTCACTGAGTGGTGCTTGAAGGGCGCAATCATCACGTTTGAGACAACCTCCTCTGTGGCAGCAGTCGCAGGGGGTGGCTTGGGCACAATCGCAATTGCCACTCAGTACAACGTCGCTGAAAACGAGTTTGAGGACATGGAGCATATGCTTCAGAGTCCCTACCGTACTTCAGGCAACCCGGCGCAAACACTTGTACATGGCATAGAGTGTGATCCTGAACTGCAGTCTAAAGAGGCTCTGTTCACACGCCGCGAGGGGCTCAACCATGTTGCCGCACCCAATCTGTACGATCATTGCCTAGTCACTGTCGCAACCGAGGGCCTTTCCTCCGTGCCCGGGACAGTGCATGGCAGACTGTACGTCAGTTACGACATCGAGCTGCGTCTGGCACTCCTGCCATCGTCAGCCCATGTTGGACGTCCACTATCGATGATCAATTCTGCCACTTCGCTGAAGGACACCAGTCCTATTGGCGATGTCGCAAGTCTCACCAACTCCACCTTCCAGTTCTTCCCAACATACAAGAAGTCCCACGGATTTCTCGATTTTGCCAAAGCAGTTGCCGTCCAAGCCCCAATGGATGGCATCTCTGGCCGGCCAACAGAAGAAGCATCCCGTACAGCAGAACTGATGTATTGGATGAATGAAAGCATCGACAAGAAAACCGCCTACATCGGTTTTATGCGGCCGGGGAACTACCAGCTGGTAATCAGCTGCCTGTCAGACGCCTCCATCAAGCCTGCCTCACAATTTGCCATTCTACCGAACGGCATCAGGCAGCAGGATGGGCGGGGCATCCTTTCTTACCCGCCACCCGCGCCGGAAGAGAAGATGAACGAGGTTGCTAACTGCGAATCTCCAGATAAGACCGTCCATGTTTGCACCAACCTTTTCGAATTCAACGGCCAGAATAACGTTGGGTACGTTGGTTGGACAGTCGGGTTTGCTATCACCGTTCAGCGCACAGCTTATGGTAGTGATGGATCTCCTCCATACATTGCCCTAAACACAGCGGGAACAGCAACAGACCCAGCAAACTACAGGATGTTGTTGACTAGGGTAAGCACCTCGCCCATTGGCGTTAAAGCTGCATCACCCGCAGCATCAATCAGGGAGTCAGGTGACGAGTACGTGACTATGGACCAAGTACAGAGGTTTCTCAAGAGCAGCAACGCCAAGCTGCACCGGGATTCAGACGACGATGGGTACACAGTGCTGATGTGACCCACCATTTTCAAAATTCAGCAACCAACTATAGGAGAGTAGTTGGCCAGACCGTGGTTAGGTCGATCTGTTAGTCATGGATGTAACCAAGTTGTTAACGAGGCCGTCCGATGAGACAGAATCATCAAGCACTGAGGCCAGCTCAGAAGGAACGCGATCGCAACTTGTACCGGTAGGGTACATGGATGGGATCAATCCTCACGATGTAGCGCAGGACTTGCTCACTCGGTTCGAGACCGAGATGGGGAACCTGCGTTGCATCCACCCAGACAACGTGAACCACCTGCTTGCAAACGAGCGAGATTTCCAAATACGATTCAGAATGCGGCTTAGTGACGTCACTACCGCTAACGGATTCAAACTGTCTGGCAAAACAGGATGGACGTTTTTCCCTAAGCAACAAAATGGGGATTGTCTAGCCAGGGCCTCTATAACATATGGCCCGCCGGGATTTGCCAAACAGTTTCCGAACACAACATGTATGGGCGTCTTCATGCGTCTTGTGGATAATGAATCAAGAGAAGATTTGGAAACTTGGACTCAACCAGAACATTGTCTCATTGTGGTAGATATGATGAAACCACATGGGGCAGTCGTGTTCCGGGATAAGGGTGTCAACTTTTGTGGGAAACTCCTGACTTTGCATAGTGCACGGTCTGTGAGAAACTCCACGACAAGAAAACGCCCACGCGAGGAGGAACAGCCCTAACTATATATCACACTCATCCGTGCGACTTAAAGAAGAAAAACACAAAAACAACACGCACATCCCCCTTAACCCTCATTCCACCACACCAAACATCAGGGAACTTGCAATCACGCAGGGCAGTAACCTTAATTGATGCTCGCCTTGACGTAAGTAAAAAGTACCAGCATGATGGTAGACCAATAACAGCACGGCTCAATGTTCGTGTTGGAACAGCTCCCGGGCTAACCACCCCGGAGTAGGTTTGACTTGGTAGACCAGCTTGTTGTTGCCTCCCGAAATTCGCTAATCCACACCTGAACCCGCTGGAGTATCCATGGAATAGCGTCTTAGCCACAAATATCCAGTTTGGACCCAAAGGGGTCGTCCAACAGTTTCAGAACCAGTATCTCTGGGAGACTTGCGGACCTGCCGCGTTTAGTAACTAACGGGTAAGACAGCAGCTTTTCAGTCAACTCCTGCTCAATCAATGGCTGAAACCGCATAGACGTTGCCAAGAAAATTCCTAGAAATTGG